GATACAATACGTTCTTAGAGAGTGATGGTTTGTCTCATCACGGAATCATGACTTTCAACCTTCTAATAGAGGATTAAAAAATGGCAAAATATAACGGTGAGGACATGGTCCTCAAGATTGAGAATACAGGCTATATGACTATAGCAGGATGTATTTCTCATACACTAACGATTAACAATGAAGTTATCGACGTTTCAGATAAAGACTCGAACAGATGGGCTGACCGCTTAAACGCTGGTCAAAGAAGTCTTGCAATCTCATTTAATGGATGGGTTAATGATGGCGCTCAATTCGCATTGATGGAAGCGGCGGCAGAAGGTGATACTTTAGTAGACCTTCAATTAGCTTATGGTAATGGCAAGACTGTTACAGGTAACTTCCATATTGACAACTTTGAGTACACTGGAGAATATAATAACGCTCAAGCGTTTAGCTGTACTTTGAGCAATGATGGAACTCCTACTTTTGCCTAAATAGATTAAAATATGCCCAACCCTGCTAGAGCTTCATTCGAGATAGAACTCAACGGGACTAAGTACACGCTTAGACCAACTTTTGAATCGGTTATGGAGTTTCAAGATAAAGCAGGGTTGGATATATTTGAAGCAATAAACGAAGGTCTAAATACTAAAAGAACAGTCGCCGCTTTATGGTCTGGAATCAGAGGCGAAGAGATATTTCAAAAGTCTGGTAACACAACATTTGAAGAAGTTGGTAAAGAATGTCAGGCTCATGGATTTCCTAAATGTGTTTCTCTAGCGGTTGAATACATCTCAAAAGCAGTAGCAAGTGATAACCAAATAAAAAAGGAAAACGAGGAAAAGGAAGCCCCTCAAGCATAAAGGCTAATGAGGTTGAATGGTGGCGCTTTCCCTCCCAACTAATTAAACATTTCCATATATCACCTACTGATGCTTGGAACATGACTTTGACCGAGTACCTCAATATAGTAAAATGTGATGATGAACACCAGCCTAAAATTGACGAGAATAAAATGACGAGTGAATGGATGGCAAACTTTGAAGACCGTCACGAACAGAATAAAGCAAAACGATTAGCCAAGAAAGAAACTGCTGATGTAAAGGAGTTTATTAATGGCTAAAAATAAGGTTGATGAATTAGTCGTTGATATCAAAGGCGATGTAAGCGATTTATTAAAAAAGCTCGATCAAGCTTCAGATGCTACGGCCACTACTGGTAAGAGGATGCAAGCTTCATTTGGCGCGGTCGCGTCAGGTGTTGGTGCACTTACTAAGTCTTTAGGTACTTTCGGCCTTGCGGTTGAAGGGGCTCAGGCCGCTCTAGCTCCTTTCGGCGCGGCAATGGAGCATATAAACTCTAAGGTCGGTTTAGCTAGAATGGCTGATAGGGTTGGTGTTAATGTTAAGCAGTTTCAAAAGTTAGCTTTCGCGGCTCAGTCCGTAGGCAGTGACGCTGAAGGAATGTCCGATGCTATCAAGGATTTAGGGGTCAAAGTAACCGATACGGCAAAACATGGAGGAGCCTTAACTGACGCTTTAGAGGGCATAGGGCTCAACGCTAAAGAGCTAGCGGCATTGGCTCCAGAACAGCAATTCTTAGCATTTGCAGACGCTATAGCAAAGGCCGATAAAAAAGCGGGTGATTTTGCCGCTGATGAAGTTAATGATGCGATGTATCAGCTGATACCTTTATTGCGTCAAGGCGCTGAGGGTTTTGAGAAGATAGGAGAAAAAGCAGAAGAGGCGGGCGCTATCCTCAGTGAAAGCGACTTAAACGAATTAAAGAAAGCTAAGAAGTCTACAGAAGAATTAAAAATAGCATGGGACGGTGTTAAGACTCAGATGCTACTTGTAGTAGACGGGCCTCTCAAATCCTTTTTAGACGGATTGAAAGAAGGGCTAAAGATCACGAAGGCAATTTTTGAAGAACAGAAAAAAGCGACAGAAGAGGCCGCAAAGCAAGCGACTGTTTCTGGAGCCACTTCGTCGGGTACGGCTCAGATAGGTGAAGGACAAGGCTTTGAAGAGTTTGGTATTAAGCCACCTCTAAAAGGGGGAGAGAGGCAATTTGACCCAGAGAATAAGAGTGGCCTAAACGCGCTTGATAACTTAATGAACCGACCTCTTGAAGAATCGCTAGGTCAGGTTAGCGGCCTGCCAAGTGGCGAGGAACTAGAAGCTCCAGAGTATGAAAGGGGAGGCGGTAGCGGTAGCTTCTTAAAGCAGTTTTACGGTGTAGATGACGACCTTATAGCTGAGGATATGGAAAAGGCTATGGCGGCGGCTGAAGAGCTACAGGCGAATGTTGAGGAATCGCAAAGACTGGCGGCAGAGCTTGGCACACGAATAAAGCTAGAGGCTATAAATGAAGAGCTAAAGAATGCAAAAGATGCCGCTGACGCAGAAATAAAACTAGAGAAGATGAAGCAAAAGGCTAAGGCCGATATATTGCGAAACTTATCTAGCTTAATGAATACCGAGAATAGAAAGATGTTTGAGGTTGGTAAGGCCGCCGCTATCGGTCAATCTATTATGAACACCTACCAAGGAGCTACCAAAGCACTAGCTGAAGTTCCTTATCCTTATAACTTTGTGGCCGCCGCTTCTGTAGTAGCCGCAGGACTAAACAACGTAAACAACATTAGAAGTCAAAGTTTTGGAGGTGCTGGAGCTGGCGCGGCCTCAACTGGTGGAGCTGAAGGCGTTGGCGCTGGTGGTGATGTCTCTGGACAACAACAGGGACCGACCAACGTAACCGAGGCAACTATTAACATAACGGGCGACAATATAAGCGGTGACAGTGCTAGGGCTTTAGTGGCTCAATTGAAAGAATATCAAGAGGACGGCGGGGAGCTGTTAATTAAGTAATGGCTAATTTATCAGACGTACTCTATGAAAATAACTTAACGTCTAGCGTTTCGGCTGTGTCATATAGTGGCACAGAGATTGACGGTTTTAACAAAGAGAACCTTTACGATTATAAAGACTTCTCTACTTTCAAGCCAGAAGTAAGCGCAACAACAACAATGGATTTTACTGTAAGCGGTAGTCAATCCATTAATACTATATGTATCTACGCTTCAAAGATTGGCGCTAGTGGTCTTGATATAAAACTATATTATGAATCGTCACCAGCTACCTATACATTATTGGAAACGATTAACGATTGTGACGGTGATTTGTCTTGGAATGAGTTTTCTCAAGTAACTGTTTCAAGTGGCAGAAATATTAGACTAGAATTTACTTCTGACGCTACACAGTACGAGATAAAACAAATATTCGTAGGCCCAAGAATGGCAATGGAGCGAGGGCAATACGCAGGGGTTAACCCTCCTACTCTCACACAGGGAATAGTACAGAGTAATAATATATCTGAAAACGGTGCTATACTTGGGACAAGTGTAAAGCGTATCGATGCTAAGAGCTCAATTGACTTGATGTATTTAACAGAAAGCTGGGTTCGTTCTACTTGGGAATTATTCGCCTTACATGCTTCTAAGGGTCGTTCATTCTTCTATAGTTGGAATAATACCGAATACCCTGATGAGATTGTATTTTGTGTAGCCTCTAAGATTAACCCTCCTAAGAACATCACGCCTACCCCGTTAATGTCGGTTTCTATGCCTATTATCTGTAGACAGCCTGACTTATGAGTTATGCGGATCAAAAGGTTAAAGTAGGCAAGGAAGCCGTAACCATCCTAGAGCTAGACTTAGATGCTTGCTCTTTGACGTATGGCAATTCACCTTGTACCGCTTCAGGTTCAGCGCCTCTAAAGTGCTTTAATACGTTCGGTACTTGCCAAGATACCGCTAACTTTGCTAAGGCGACTAAGACCTTTAGATTTAGCGACCATATTATTGACGGTATTCAAGCCACTGGAGACGCCCCAACCTTCCCAACTATCACAGGCGTAAGCCATAGTCCAACGGTTCTGACACCATCTAAAGGTCTAGGTATTAGAGCAAAAGCAACTGTTCAATTGACCGATATGCCTTGGAGTGATGTAGGTGTAGATCCTTATTTAAGTGACCGAGACTATGACCCAAGTGAACGCTCAACCTTCTGGGGCAAGTTAATCGCTAGACAGAAATATTATGAAGGGCGAGTTATGAGGATTAAGCAAGGCTACCTTGCAGATGATGGAACTTATGACGCCTCAAACTTCTCAACTCGTCAATATATTATTGATAAAATAAGTGGGCCTACTCCTGACGGTAAAATTACGGTGACAGGTAAAGATCCTTTGAAGTTTGCGGATAATAACCGCGTTCAATTCCCTGCTCCAAGTAGAGCTGAGTTAGTTGGTGATATTACAGCGGCGGCAACTTCGATTAATATTACAGATACTTATGACGAGGTTAAGGACGCTTATGACGCGGGCCAACCTTGGATTCGTATTGATGATGAAACTATGGAGATTACTAATATTACAGGATCAAACCCTAGTTATGCGTTAACAGTCACTAGAGGCGTTGCTCCTAGTTTTTACTCTCACCCAAGCCCAGCAGAAGAGCACGAAGGCGAGGCAACTGTTCAGAATTGTTATTTATATAATGCGCAAGAAATAGATGATGTTTTATATCACCTTCTAGTTACTGTAGTGGGCCTAGACGCTTCGTTTATAGACACAACGGCGTGGCAAGAAAAGATAGACGACGGGTATCAATCGTATTTATTAAGTACCTTATTGACTGAGCCTGTAGGGGTTCAAGATTTATTAAAAGAGATAACCGAATTGACGGTTTTGCTATGGTGGGATGAACGCGACCAGCTTATAAAGCTTGATACTTTATTGCCTAATGCGCCACAGTATGGGCTATTTACAGATGAGAACACTTTTATATCTGGCTCAACTTCAGTCACTAGGGATAGTTCAGGAAGATTGAGCAGGGTTTATTTTTATTATAGCCACCGTAACCCAGTTAAGGAACTAGACAAGGCTGAACACTTTAACCGAATTGAAATTGATATTGATGCCGATAAAGAAAGCGCGGACGAATACGATAGCTCCAGAATTAGGAATATATTTTCTAGGTGGATAGCCTTACCCCAAAGGTCTGTAGCTGGTGAAATAGTTACCAGAACATTGAACGAATACAAAGTTACTAAGGACATAATTACATACTCGATAGACCCTAAAGATGACGATGCATGGACAGGCAACACCGTACAGCTCAAGACTCGACAGCTAGTTGATGAGTTTGGTCTAGAGATTGAGAAAGACTTCAGAGTATTGCAGGTAAAAGAAAAGCATAGCTCCAAGGGTGTTATTTATTCTTATGTCGCCCAATCAATTAATGATATCGGAAGACTTGGCGGAATAACCGAGACGCTTTACTTGGGAAGTGCGTTTCCTGATTATAGTGCTTCCAGTGATGACTTAAAAGCGGTGAACGCTTATATATGCCTTGATACAGGGCTTTTTGCAGACGGTACAGAAGGATATGTTATAAGATAATGGCTGAACAACCAATAGCGGCAAATGAATACGATGCTGGGTCACCTATAACCGAGTCGTTAATGACTAGGATTATTGAGAATATTCAAGACCTATATATAGTATCGTCCGTTGAGCCCACTTTGTTTTTAGATGGAACAACTGCGGATGAATCCTATTCTCAAGTAACAACTGCGGGAACCTATGTTGTTCCTGCTGGGGTTACTCAATTAAAAGTTGCTCTTATAAGTGGCGGGAGTGGAGGTGAAGCGGGAACTGGAAATAGTAACCCAGTAGGGGGCGCAGGTGGGTGCGGAGGAAATATAAATATAGACATTTTAGATGTCACACCTGCGGCCTCACTGACTTATACGGTCGGCGCAGGTGGCGCGGGTGGGCTCAACGGTGGGACTGGCGCGGGGAATATAGGAAGCAATGGAGCGGCATCAACCTTCGATTCTTTGAGTTCTGGTGAGTCTATTGGCGGCGGTTTTTCTTCCTCAGATACTACAGCCTCTACGTTTGGAAGTTATGGAGTAGGGGGCGCAGGTGGGGCTCTATCGTCTGACGGAGAATACCCATCGCCTTCTGGTGTTGCGGGATTTAAGGGAGTTTCTGGATCTGTTGGAACTGCCCAAGCAACAGCTGGAGGAGGTGGCGGCGGCGCTTGCTTTACATACCCAGACGCTTTTGACATATTTGGAGCTCAGAGCGGATACGCTGGTGGAGATGGTGGCACGAGGCTGGGATCTGAGGCTCCGCAAGCTGGGACGGCAGGAACAACGGCATCTGGTGGTGGTGGGGGCTCTGGGTCTAACGCTGGAGGAGGTGGCGGAATTGGCGGCGACGGTGGCGACGGCGGCGACGGTTTCATTCTTATTTGGGAGCTAGGCTAATATGGGATACTTTGCAAAAGTAGAGAATGGAATTGTTAAAAATGTTGTCGTAGCTAATGAAGCACTAGACGAGACTTATATTGAGACTTTTAGAGATAGGTCACAGCGTAAGAACTACGCAGGCATTGGGATGTCTTATAATTCTGAGTTAGATATGTTTATTGCTCCTAGCCCTTTCCCTTCGTGGGCTCTTGACGAGGCTGGAGACTGGCAAGCGCCAGAACCTAAACCAGAGGGTAATTATTCGTGGGATGAAGAAACTTTGACTTGGATTAACAATGAATTATAAACTAGCTTTTGAGACTTATTGGCCTGTAATTGAGGCGTGTAAAAGCCTAAAAGGTGAGATGATTCTACCTGAGACAGGCGAAATCATAGATTGTGATGACTGCGTTAAAGGCGTGGTTGAGGCCTTATCTACAGCAGAGAAAAGGCTTCTAGTGACTAAAGAGGTCGAAACTGTAGAAGTATCGACTTTCAAGATTTGATTGATGACTTAGACGGTATAAAATAGACCTATGACTGATATTTTGACAAACAGAACAACTGACGGTTCAGGATTTGCCGTTAATGTTAGTAGTGGCGGGTATAAAATTATTCGATTTAGAGGAACCTTTGACGGCGCAACTTGCGTTATTGATTGTGACTTTGGGGATGATAATTGGATTCCTGCTGATGATTCAGGCATAACAGCCGAGGGAGTTCTCTATCTATCCTTGATGCAAGGGATGAGGATAAGGGGCACAGTTTCTAATGCTGGTGCATCTACTGATATTACTGTGGATACTATATAATGGGTATTGTTGGAAGTCCTATTTTAAGGTCAGGGACTCCTGCTGTGGAGTCAACGTCAGACCCTTTAAACTCTGATGATAGCTACCAACTCGGTCAAATATGGGTTAATACAACAAGCAAAGCCTCTTTCATAATGGTTGGGAATACAGCTTCCTCCGCAGAATGGGAGACAGTAAGTAACGGTGATATAGTTGGAGGTGCTGGGGCTAATACTGGCTTTGTCGGTGGTGGCTCAGCAACTCTAGATATTATTGAATCTTATGACTTAACAACTAGCGCCAACAGCGTAGATCATGGAGATTTAACCGCAGGAAGGAGAGACGTTTCAGGCTGTAGTTCTTCTACTGATGGATTTGTCAACGGTGGATACACCACAGTTGACGTAAATACTATCGATACTTTTGTGTTTGCCACTACTGGCAACGCAACTGATCATGGAGACTTGACGGTTGCCCGTAGGCAATTAGCTGGAGCATCTTCTTCAACTGACGGCTTTGCTATGGGCGGCCAGTCTAGCGCTACAGTGATTGATAAATATACATTTTCGTCTGCTAGTAACGCGGCAGATCATGGAGACTTGCTTAATGGAAACAGAAAGCAGTCTGGTCACAATTCTGCAACTGACGGTTTTACTGCTGGTGGAGATACCACGGCAACAAACGTTATAAATAAATTTGCATTTTCAAGTAACACAACGGCGGCAGATCATGGCGACTTATTAGCTAACAACAATTGGATGGCGGGAACTTCTACCTCTACTCAAGGCTTTGTTGCTGGCGGTGCTTCGTCAAATGTCATACAAGTTTTTAATTTCTCTAGTAATGTTACCGCAACAGATCATGGAGATTTAACTGTCGCTAGAGGTGCTTCCGCTGGATCTTATAGCGCCACTCAAGGCTTTACTGCTGGAGGCACATCTTCAGATGTTATTGACGTTTTTACTTTTGCGACAGCGGCAAACGCAACTGATCACGGAGACTTGACCGCTACTAGATCTCAAATGTCTGGTCATCAAGGTTGATATTAGCCAAGATAGATAGCTCCTCTCTATACCCTGTAGGGTCTTCTGAGGTTGCCCCTATGCTCGATAAGGCTATGAAGTCAATCGAGGTGATGTCTGAGTCTTGTGCTATATGGAACCGATCACACTCAGAACTGACGTGGGGCGCTATGGTTCTTGATGAAGAAAGCGAGACTAGGAACTTGCGACAAGTCAGCGCAGAAATGAAAAGAAAAAGGGACGCTCTAGTTGAGGTTAATTTTAAATACAGAAAAAGTTTAGTTCAATCTGAAATACACGCTAGAAACGCAAATAATCTAGGCGACTCGTTAGAGGCAGACCTAGAAAATATATGTCATCAAGAGGAAGCGGCCAAGGCTCAGATGCTACATGAGGCAATACTAGGAGCTTCTAAAGATATTGAGGCATTGCGCTCTTCTTATGATAAGATAAAGTCCAGAATCCTAGATAAGCATGGAAAGCTAGACGAGGAGGTGTTTGAGCTTGAGGAAAAATCGTACTGGATTAAACGCGGTTTTAAGCAGTCTATGCAGGATGTAAGGGAACGAGGTCACATAACCAAGGGTGAGCAGATGCTTCTTGAACAGATAGGCCTAGAGCCAAACGAAGTTTTTAAGGACATAAGATCATATTTAGAGTTCATAGGTCAAGAGCTAGAAAAAGGTAGCACTATTGACCAAGAAGCTAGGCAGGACTTTTTTAGTCAGATGGAACAAAAATATCTATCTAAGGTTGAGAAGAAACTATCTGTTATGGGCGATTCTAAAAAGCACCTATTTATTACAGGGACTAGTGATGATTCTAGAGTATAAGTTAGATATTGATTTTGACGGTAAATTAAGAACACCCGCTTGGATTTCCTGTGGTGGGTTCTTTAAAAACTCGTCAAATACTTTGGTCGGTTTTAATCCTTCTAATGTAGAGTATAAAGTACCTGATAATGTTGTAGTTTTATCTGTAGCCCAATTAAAAACAAGGGTGCTGGGTCTCCACTCAATAACGCCTTATTTAGATGATGAAGGCGAGGCGCTAGATAATGCCAGCGTTGAAAGTATGGTAGATGATATACTTAGTAAAAACGACTTTTCTTAGATGAAAATTAGAGTCGCCGCTTTAGATGATCAGCAGAGTATGCTTGATGTTCTGAAGATGCACGTCAAGAGTTATAATAAAAAGACTGAAGACGGCATTACTATAGAGCTAGATACTTTTACAAGCTATGAAGAGTTTTTGAAATGCTATAACCATGACTTGGCAGTATTAGATATTGATTTAAAAGAAGAGGTTGATGGTTTTGATGTTGCTAGGTTAGCTTACAAGATACACCCTAAAGGCAATTTTGTAATGAGGAGCTCAAGCATAACCGAGGAAGACGCAGAGAATTACGAATGCTTAATGCCTAAAATCTTAGCTAGTAATTTTGTTAGTGAGTTAGTCAAAAGATACTTAGACATGTCTATAAGCTTAAAGACAAGAATGTCTAATAAGTTAGAAGTTTTTGACCAAGCTAGATTCTTTAGCCATGCACAGTCTTACTGACGACGAGGAAACGAAGGTCTACACAATGTTTGAGGGTAAGACAAACGATCAAATAGCTGAAGAGGCAAAACTTGAAAACCACATAAAGAAGGTTATCAATAAATTACCATTGCCTTCTAAGTACCGTGAGATGATTTGTGAAATCGTCGCGGGTTTAATCGGTGAAACTCTAGACGACAAGTTTGTAAGAGTTGGCGAGAGACTAGGCCATTTAGAAGGTGAGATAACTAGAATTGACCACCGTATGGAAATGAGAGACTTGGGCCATGATACAAAAGATGGTGAGCATGACAAAGAGATTCAGGATATCAAGCAGTTAATAAAAGAGTCTAAAGAAGATAACGAGAAGTTTATTAAAGGCGTTGGCGCTGTCATATTAATTATAGTGGCTGTTCTTGAGTTGTGGCAATGATTACCCGCAAAGCTGAGAATATCATCCTATTCAGCACGATTGCTTTGTGTGCTGTGTGTGTTGCTATTATTATTTGGGCGGTTCTATGAAATATCTATGTGTGTTAGCTTTTCTACTTTGTGGATGTAAAGCTGTTGAATATTTTGGCGCTGTTTCAATGGAGACATTTAACGATAGCCAAGAGGAGCAGGAAGAATTTGCTCATGATATAAGCACTAATCAAGCGTCTGCTGGAAAGGTTATTTATGCTCTTACTCACGAAAATATACTTGAAGCAAAGCACAATGAAGATGACCAGAAGTTAGACCGATCTTATCAAGCTAAAGCCAACGCTGAGGCAGTAATTAAAGAAGCTGATAAACTTGCGGATACATCATTTTTAAGAGCCGAAAACCCTACCGATTGGGCAGGGATAATCGACTCTGTAGTAAAGACTCTCATGGGTGCGGTTCTGGCTTATTTTGGTGTCTCTATTCCTATGGGTAAGAAGGTAGAGAGGCTTAAAGAGAAAGCCAGAAACTACGCAAAAAGCACAGATGAGAATGATATTAAGGATGACAAGGACTTATCTTAGAGCGTTCCTCCCTAAAGTGATGCCAAAGCGCAATCAATAACCGCGCACTAGCATTAGCTAAATGCGGTTCATTAGTATCACCGTCAATTTCCTCAACATCTAAGTACTGCAAGATGTGACTGATTGCCTTGTTTGCATGGTATTCAACGTCTGCGTCTTCCTTCCATTGCATTCTATAGCGTCCTTCCTTCTGTAGTCCTTGGGCTAGTATTGATTCTATTGAGTCTAATACTTCGCCTTTGAAGTCTTGGATAAGTTCGTGGTCTTCTTCGCCAAGAGTATCAAGGTCAACTTTAATAGTTTTATCGCCTTTTCTCTCCTCAACAATCTTAGAGAAATAAGCGTCTTCTTCTTCGTCGGTTATGTCAATCATCTATTCAATCTCTCTTCTCTGGCTTTATCTAAATACTCTTGTGGAACAACACTAATCAATATATCTAAATCTATCAATACATTCTCTAAATCGGTCCTAGCAATTTTAAGAAGCATGCTGTCTTTTTTGTAGTAATCAAGTTCAGATTGAAGTGTATTTCTTTCTGCGTCACATTTCTTGCATAAACTCTTTTTAAAATGAGACTCACAAGATACATCTTTTTCACATATATAACAATCAACTTTTAAAGTCATTATTAGCCCTCTCCTAAATACCCATCAAACTCTGGCCATTCTTTCTTTACCATTTCCCACTCGCCCTGATTCCATTCCTCCCAGAAATAAAAAGGTTGGTCTTGTTCCATAGCGAAGCTTATAGCGTACATAATATGCTCTTGCGATTTCCTAAACTCATCACGTTCTTTCTTCAAATCTCTTATAACATCTCTCTGATAAATAGCAAACGCGCCCAAGTCCTCTATTGTTTTGCAGTCTTCTAGCCTCATCACGCCCCCCTAACACAAGGGTCAGGGTAAGCATAGCCAGCTCTAGCGCCAATATACTGATAGGATAGAGTACACTGTGCGCATATTCTTTGCTCTGGTGTTGAGTCTCTAAGCTCTCCACATTTCAAACAGGGGCGCTTATGTCCATTTGCTTTTTTAAAAGGCTTTATTAAGCTGTAAAAGTATTCTTCTTTATCCATGTTTTGGCTCTCTCTAGTGTGTGTTCAAATTCTTGTGGACTCATATTATTAGTATGAAAACGGGCGCTATGATAATCAAAGCCATGAGCTTTGAATAGGTAATACCATATCTTTCTCTTCTTCTTTGCTCTGGTCATCTTATGTCTAGATCCCTTATTGCTTGGTTTAGTTCCTCGGTGAATTGCTTTTTAGTCTTAATCAACTCGTACCGCATGGATGATTTTTGTCTTATATCCAAGTCAGTCTTACCTATTGGCTCGACTATTCTTAGGATGTCGTGGCATAGTGTTCTTAATTTCATTTCTTTTTAACTGCTCGTTCAAGTTCTGTTATTCGTTTATATAGATTACAATACAACTCTATCGGTATAGTGATTGAGTTATTGTCTTCGCTGACTGGCGTTTCACCAGATACGATTTTCTTTAGTGACTTCGCGTTTAGGTGACGCAAAAAACTTTCTTTTGATCGCGAACTCATAACCCCATCCTAGAAACATGATTACTCCAAGCCTTTCTAAAATAACTCAACCCTTGGCATTCAGTATGAAGCCACTTAATTGAGCTCTCTAGCCTCTTTAACTTCCCAGTCAAGACTTTATTTTGAGTCACAACAAACTCTTTGTCATGACTAAAGCTACGCTTGAGAACATCTATCTCACTCTCAAGCTGTTTAATGTACTTCTCTTGTCTCTCTGTATCGCTCATTAACTGAGCGATGACAGGATTTAATATAGCTTCCTTTAAACCCATTTGCTGATGACCTCGTTTTCAATGTTAAAGCGCTCTTCATCGTGGGCCTTCATTAGATAAGCTTCAGAAGCTATGAATTTACTCGGTGCTGTTATTCCATAAGTAAATAATGGATAACCTATAACCTTCTGAATATCATTAGAGCTTATCTTGATAGCGGCTAAAGTTGCCTCTACTTCAGTTGTAGACTCTAAGTCTATGAAGGCTGGGCTGTTTGGTGTTTTTAAATAGTATTTCATGTCATCTCCTTAATTACGACTTAAATATTATATAGGGCTCTGTAATAGTTAAAGGCCTATATTATTTTATTTTAATCTCATACTCTTTTTCGTACATTTTAAGAGCTTCATAAAACTGCTCGTCTGTTAGTGGGTCCACGTCTCCCCTTTCATATTCTACAAAGTCAAGGTATTCCCTAATAACAGACCTTAGTGCCTTTCTTAGCTTCTCCTCTTCGCTCATATCTCTATACTTTCCCCATATGTGCTAATATCACTAGGCCTATCACTCATAGCCTCAAGCATCTCAACCGTAACAAGGCTATGAATATACTCACGGCAAAGATGTACGCGTTCCTGTACTTCCTTCATGCAATCCCTATCACGCTCAAAGGGAAAACTCTTCACTCTTAAAGGTCTGCCTAAGTGCTTATAGGTTAATGAGTC